GAGTGTGACAAATGTCTCAAGCAATTGAAGAAGTAAGTGAAGAAGAAGAAGCTAACCCATATAACTCTCGTAAAGATTGGCACGTTCCAGACGCACCAAACAGAGGAGATGCATCAGGGTTATTTCATAACGAGAAACCTCAACGACAGGCTACCCGTGAAGCGGCCCCTGAAGAAAGTTCTCAGAAAGCAACCAATTATAAAAAACGATACGATGATTTAAAAAAACATTACGATCAGAAAATTTCAGACTTTAAACAAAAAGAGCAGGAACTTACAGCAGCAGCAACAGAAAGGCAACCAGCCTATGCGCCGCCTAAGACAACCGAGGAGCTTAATGAGTTTAGAGAACAATATCCTGATCTATATGAAACCGTAGAGACTGTGGCTCACCAACAAAGTGAACAACAGATGCAAGCTCTTCAACAAAAGATGTCTGTTCTTGAACAACGAGAATCAAGCATCCAACGTAGAGAAGCTGAAGAAACTCTAAAATCTCGCCATCCTGATTTTGAGGATATAAGAGGCGACGATAAGTTTCATGAATGGGCAACAGAACAACCTGAAGCAATTCAAAGTTGGATCTACGAGAACCCTGATAATGTTAGTTTAGCTGTCAAAGCTATTGATCTTTATAAGATGGAAACTGGAATCACTAATACTAACGCAAAAGCTAAAAGACAACGGTCACAGCCTAAGTCTTCGGCAGCAGATTTTGTATCTACTAAAACAACCAGTGTAGATACTAAAGAGCCGAGGATTTGGAGTGAACGGGAAATTGCTGCCCTTTCCATGAACCAATTCGATAAATACGAAAGTGAAATTGATGAAGCTATATTGGAAGGCCGAGTAGTTCCCTAATTTAATTTGTCTTTTTAGGAGTAACATAACATGGCTTATAATGCATCGGACGCATTGTTTGAACAAGGCACAGATACCAACGGTAACTTTGGTAATTCTGTCTCTGGTCAAACTAACTCATTCTTCTTGCCGAAGGTTTATTCAAAGAAGGTTTTAAACTTCTTTCGTAAGTCTTCAGTTGTAGAAGCTATTACTAACACCGATTATTCGGGTGAAATTACTGCTTTTGGCGATTCTGTAAAGATCATCAAAGAACCCGTAATTACTGTTTACCAGTATGAGCGTGGCGCAGACGTAACCCAAACTAAGTTGACTGACCAAGAAACTAGCTTGGTTGTTGACACGGCTAACGCTTTCAAGTTCATCGTAGATGATATTGAAACTGCAATGTCTCACGTTAACTTTAAAGAAGTTGCTGCCTCATCTGCTGCTTACGCTTTGCGTGACGCTTTTGATGAAGGTGTAATTGCCACTATGTTTGCAGGCGTTTCTGCATCAAGCCCTAACCATATCCTGGGTAGCGATAGTGCTACTGATCTGGCTGCTGGTACTTTTGATGGTACTGGTAACTTGGACATTGGTTTTGGAACTGATGAGCATGATCCTCTTGATATCATGGCTTACATGGCCCGTCTTCTTGACGAACAGGATATCCCTGAAGAAGGTCGTTGGTTTTTGGCACCACCTAGCTTTTACGAGCAGTTGGGACAGTCAAGCTCTAAGTTGATGTCTGTTGACTTCAACGCAGGTCAAGGCTCTATCCGTAATGGTCTGGTATCTTCTGGAAAATTACGAGGCTTTGACATGTATAAGTCTAACAATATCGCCGCTCCGTCTAACGCAGCAGGTAAGATAATTGGTGGACACATGAGTTCTACTGCCACAGCGCAGACCATCACAAGCACTGAAGTCATTCGTGACCCAGATAGCTTTGGTGACATCTGTAGAGGACTGCACGTTTATGGTTCTAAGGTACTTCGACCTGAAGCAATGGTTTCAGCGTTCTTCGGTATCGACTAAGTAAGCGACTAGAGAAGGGGGTGTAAAAGCCCCCTGATCTTTTTTAAAAAGGAGAAGACATGGCTGTTTTAGGAAGCGACTCTAAGCCTCTAATGATTAAAGGCAATAGTAAAGGAAAAACATTAGGCGCTACCGGAAGCTGGTATAAACCTGAAAATCAAGAAAAATATAAAAACAACTGGGATACAATTTGGGGTAACAAAGAAGCCCCCGCCACTAAATCAAAGGCAGTGTAAACGATGGCTACAACCTTTTTAGATTTAACTAACGAACTTTTGAGAGAACTCAATGAAGTTACGTTAACAAGTTCAACATTTCCAAATGCGGTTGGTGTACAGCAACACGTTAAGGACTCACTTAATCGTGCCTATTTTGATATTATTAACGAAGAACCTCAGTGGCCTTTTTTATCTGTTTCCGATAGCGGTGGAACAGATCCAATGTATGGCAACGTATATTTAGAAACAGTAGCTGGAACTCGCTGGTATGAATTAAAACCCGCCAGTTCTAGTATTACAACAGATTATGGAGCAGTAGATTGGGATCATTTTTATCTTACTACTGTAGGTGTTAGCGGAGAGACAGCCCCTTATGATGATGGGAACTTGCGTTTTATGACACTAGAAAACTGGAAAGACTTTAGGCAAACTTCTGAAAACTTAGATGACGCAGACACTCAAAGCTACGGCAAATCTAATGCAATTATTCGCAGCCCTGATGGGCGAAAGTTCGGGCTTAGTCCTATACCAGATAAAGTATATCGTATTTGGTATTTTGCTTGGAACCTTCCTACGCGACTAAGCGCACACGGTGATGTCATAGTCTTCCCCGATGTTTACACACCTGTACTCATGGCAAGAGCTAGATATTATATATGGCAGTTTAAAGATAATCCGCAAGCCGCTGCCTTCGCACAAGAAGACTATAAAAAAGGACTGCGAAGTATGAGGTCTAACTTAATGTCTCCTACGCCTATGTATATTTCAGATGATCGAATGAGATTCGTATAGTATGGCGGCTTCGCAACCTTATGGTGTTTCATGTAAAGGTGGGTTAAACACAAACCTAAACCAACTTGAGATGCTCTCACAGCCAGGATTAGCTACAAAGCTTATAAACTTTGAAGTTGATGCAGACGGTGGCTATCGCCGTATAAATGGCTACGCGGCCTTTGGCGACACTCGTCCTAATAGTTCTAACGAAATACTAGGTCTTTCAGTATATGCTGACGGACTTATAGCTTGTTCAGGCGATGGAATCTTTTTTAGCCCTGATGGAGAGGATGCCTGGTTACAACTTAACAGAGCTAGTGTTGCAAGCGGTGGAGATAACCACACAGCCTTTACAGGCCGTAGCATGGACGCAAGAACTTCACAGGCGCAAACATCTTTTACAATCTTTGAAGGCAACACAGACTACGGACAGATCATTATTACTGACGGAGTTAATAAGCCTTTCTTATTTAGCATGACAGGAACAGGTGGCTTAACTACTCGTACATTCTTTGCAGAAGAAGTCACAGTAAGTGGCGCAACAGCCCCAACAGTATGCGCTATTCATGATCAACACTTAGTTGTTGCAGGAGCGCCTAGTGCTAAAAACACAGTTTTTTATAGTTCGCTTCTAGACCCTAGTAGCTTTTCAGGTTCTGGAGCAGGTAGCATACTACTACCAGACCAGGTGGTTGGTATTAAAAGTTTCCGTAGCGATCTTATTATCTTTTGTAGAAATAGCATACACAAGCTTATTAATATTAATGATGCTAACAACATTGCTATTGTACCTATTACACAAAACGTAGGCTGCTTGAGTTCACACAGTATCCAAGAAATTGGCGGTGACTTAGTATTCCTTAGCCCAGACGGTATACGTTCTGTTGCGGGTACATCAAGAATTGGTGACGTTGAATTAGGATCAGTTAGCCGTCAAATACAATCTATTATTTCAGCTATAGCAAACTCTATCAACTCATTTAATATTACAAGTTCAGTCCTAAGAAGTAAGTCACAATACAGATTGTTTTACAACACAGATGGAGGCTCTACTGCGGCGGCTAAAGGTATTATAGGAACACTGACCGCTAATGGCTTTGAGTGGGCCGAAACGATTGGCGTACAAGCAACTGGCTTTGCTTCTGGCTTTGCGGCTACAGGCGTTGAAAAACTTTATCACGGCGACAACCAAGGCTATGTTTATAACCATAACGTAGGAAATAGTTTTTCTTTTGGTGGAAACCTTCTAGACATTACGGCACAGTATCAAACACCACACTACGACTTCGGCGACGTAGGAACACGAAAGACTATGCACTATGTTAAGCTTTCTGTAACTCCTGAAGGCGAAGTTTCCCCAGTATTAAGAATGAGATATGATTACGAAGATACAACAATACCACAGCCGCCAGAGTATATTTTAGATAACATCCCAACACCTTCACTCTTTGGTCAAGGTCTTTTTGGAACATCTGTATTAGGTGCAAGTTCTGACCCAATGCTCCGTCAAGCTGTTCAAGGAAGCGGCACTGTTTGTAATTTCCAAATTAAAAGTTCAGATCAAAAGCCGCCTTACGCGATTAATGGCATCTACATAAATTACGTCCCATCAGGTAGGAGATAACCGAATGGCAGGAACAAGTTACACTAGACAAAGTACGCTTACCGATGGCGATACAATCACAGCAGCACTTTTTAACGCAGAATATAACCAATTAGTTACTGCATTTTCCTATGCCTCTACAGGCACGACAGGACACCAACACGACGGTGGAGCAGCAGAAGGTGGCAACATTGAAATTATTGGCGACCAAGACTTCTTAAACAAGATAGTTGTTGATAGCACTAATAACCGTTGGAGCGTCTATGTACAAGTAGGCGGCAGTGCTGTTGAGCAAGTACGCATTGAAGACGGTGTAGTATATCCAGTAACCGACAGCGATGTAGACCTTGGTACAAATGCTTTGCGTTTCAAGAACGCATACATCGACAGCCTCACAGCTACTGGAAACCTTACTATTGGTGGAAACATTGACGTAGATGGCATAGTAGAGTTTGATGGCTTGTCTGGTACTGGTTCAGTTACAGTTACGGATATTTTAGACCAAGACGATATGTCAAGTAATAGTGCTACAGCCCTTGCATCCCAGCAAAGCATTAAAGCCTATGTAGACGCACAGCAAGATACTGTTGATACATTCGGCGAAGTATTAGCACTTAGTAACACTACTGCGGGTACAGATATCTCTGTATCGACTGACGATAAGGTTCAGTTCAGAGATGCTGCAATCTATATAAACTCTAGTGCTGACGGACAGCTTGATATCGTAGCTGACAGCGAGATACAGCTTGCTGCAACCACAATAGATATCAATGGTGCAATTAACGCCAGCGGTGAGATCATCGCGGCTAGTCTGGACATTAGCGGCAACATAGATGTTGATGGCACTGCAAACCTAGACATTGTTGACATTGATGGTGCTGTAGATATGGCTACAACGCTTGCTGTTGCAGGTAACGTAGATTTCAATGGTGACTTAGACGTTGACGGAACGACTAATCTTGACGTGGTAGATATTGATGGCGCTGTTGACCTGGCTACAACCTTAGCTGTTGCAGGCAATGTAGACTTTAACGGTGATCTAGATGTTGATGGAACAACCAACCTTGATGTCGTTGACATTGACGGCGCTGTGGATATGGCAAGCACTTTGGTGGTTGCAGGAGTTCTGACAGGAGCTTCGTTAGATATATCAGGAGACATAGATGTAGACGGAACAACTAATCTTGACGTTGTAGACATTGATGGTGCCGTGGATATGGCTACAACTTTAGCTGTTGCAGGTAATGTAGATTTTAATGGCGACCTAGACGTAGACGGAACAACTAACCTTGATGTCGTTGACATTGATGGCGCAGTTGATATGGCTAGTACGCTGGCTGTTGCGGGTGTTTTAACAGGGGCTTCGTTAGATATCAGTGGCGACATAGATGTAGACGGCACCTCAAACCTAGACATTGTTGACATTGATGGCGCAGTTGATATGGCTACAACGCTTGCTGTCGCAGGTAATGTAGATTTCAATGGCGACCTAGACGTAGACGGCACAACTAATCTTGATGTTGTAGATATTGACGGCGCTGTGGATATGGCTAGTACGCTGACTGTTGCTGGTGAAGTCTTTATTCCAGAAAAATTAACTCATACTGGAGATACTGATACTCATCTAAAATTTGCGGGTGCAAATGATATAAGAATTGTTGCAGGAAATGTGGAACATGCAGCTTTTGATGGATCTATCGTTTTCAACCAGTCAGGCGCGGATATGGACTTGCGGGTGGAGTCTACTGGCAATGCCAACATGCTGTATGTTGATGCTGGAAATGATCGGTTTGGGGTTGGTACTAATGATCCCGCAACAACTCTCGCCGTAGCAGGGGCGGCAACATTTACCACAGCAGATAACCTAGACACGCTTTCACTTATCTCTACAGACGCAGATGCTAATGTCGGCCCTAATTTAAGACTATATAGAAACTCTGGTTCAGCCGCTAATAATGATGCTCTAGGAGACATACAATATGAGGGCAGAAACGATAACTCTCAAGATGTTATTTACGGTAGTTTAGCTGGATTTATAGATGATGCTTCTGATGGTACAGAAGACGGAGTCATACGTCTTAGCTCTATGGTAGCTGGTACTTTAAGAAATAGGATGGATGTTACCCCGGCAGCAACAATTTTTAATGAAGATTCACAAGACCTAGACTTCCGCGTTGAAACAAATGGTGTGACGGACGCTCTGTTTGTTGATGGCGGTAATGATAATGTCCAAATAGGCACAGGCGCAGACCTTGTTACAAATACCGCAGGAACCTCTAACTTCCGCGCAGGTGTCAACGCAGGTAACAGCATTCAAAGTGGTGGTAATTATAATGTGGTTGTCGGCGATGAGGCTGGTACGGCGATTACTATTGGTGATTCTAACGTTATAGTTGGGATGGTTGCTGGTGACGCATTAACTGAGGCTAGTGACAATGTAGCTATTGGACAAGGCGCTTTAACTGCTGACACATTAGGTAGTAAATCTGTAGCGATAGGTAGGCAAGCATTAACTACTCAAAACTTTACTTCAGCTACTGCTACTCACAACACAGCAGTAGGTCATAACGCAGGTACAGGAGTAACCACAGGCGTTAACAACACTTTAATCGGTGGCTTGGCAGGTGATGCCTTAGAGGACGCTGATTCTAACGTAGCCATAGGTAAAGGATCTTTAACAACCGACAGGCTAGGTAGCTACTCTGTCGCAGTAGGTTTTGCAGCATTAGAAGCGCAAATCTTTACAAGTGCCACGAATACTTACAACACAGCAGTGGGGGCCGGTACGGGTGCAGCAGTAACCACAGGCGTTAACAACACCCTCATAGGTGGACTTGCAGGTGATGCACTAACTGATGCAGATTCCAATGTTGCGGTAGGTTATAACAGTTTAAGTACAAATATATTAGGTAGTTTGTCTGTAGCAGTCGGTAATGGAGCGTTGTTTG